TTTTGTCTCCACTGTGCGTTAGCTTGTGCTATAACCAAACTGTTCTTTGCGTTAAACTGTTGTCTTTGGTTTTTCATATCAGCATTAAACTGCTTAGAAGCGTTCTGTGCATTCACACTAAGTTGTTCCATTGCGTTCTTTTGTGATGCATTGAACTGTGATGTTTGTGACTCAAGACCAGCAAAGTATTGATTGACTTGGTTTTCACTAGTAGCATTAAACTGTTTTGCAGCATTGTCTGCAGCTTGGTCAGTAAATAGTGCAGCAATCTTTTGTTGTGTTTTAAACGTATCCATCTGCTGAATACGATCCATGTTTCTAAAGTCTGTCTCAAGAAATGCTTGAGCATTTTTAACAGCAGCTTGTTGTCTGTTGCTAAGATTAGCCATATCCATCTGTGCAAGTGCAGCTGCTTCTGACATAACAAGAGCTTGTCTGTTATTTAAGTTAGCCAAGTTCATTGTGTTTGCTGCACGAGAGTTTTCAAGAGCTACTTGTTGTTCAGCAGTAAAGTTTTGGTTGGCGACATCAGCAATCTTAGAAGCGTTAATTACACGAGATTGAAACGCTTGGTCAAACTCTTGGCCAATAAACTGAGCACGTTGTTCTGCTGCAAGCATAGCACGTTGTTGACGGTTTGACAAGTTCTGAGATTCAAATCTTGCTTGTGTCGCTGCGTCAGCTTGTGCAATTGGTAATGCTGATTCCATTGCAGCCTGTACGACAGCTTGTCCAGCTAGTGATGAAGCCCCTAGTCCACGTGCAGCCATTTGTCCCATTGCAGCTCGTATAGCACCAGCAGCCCACGCAGGTGTCTTACCACCTTCGAAGTCCTGCATAAGATCTCCAAGTTGACCTTGTACTGTAGCTTGTTGAGAGGGAGAGGCTGTAGCTGCTTGTACCTGTTCAGCAAAGGCAGCAGCTTTGGCTGCATCAGCAGCACCAGAGATAAGCTCACCCTGTTGTATCTGCCGTTGAACAGGGTTGTTCATCATAGTTGCAGCACCTTGAGCTGCTTGCATACCGCTTACAGATGATTGGTTCATTTGTGCAGCAGTAACCATAGATTGAGGATCTACAGTTGTTTGGTATTTTCCACTGTCTACATCATCAACTACTTGGCCTACTGCAGGAGCAGCTCCTGTGGCTGTGTATGTTGCTGCACCTGGTTGAGTTGGTGCTGTAGCTGTAGCAGTAGTTCCTGGTGTTGTTGCTGTATAACCAGATGGTCCTGTAACTTGACCTGTACCAGCACCAATTATTTGACCAGATGTTTCTGTTATTTTAGCAACTTCAGGATCTTTTGGGTCCATTGTCTTTTTAACAGCTTCACCAAAAGCAGGAACAACATCATCTTCGTAGCTAAATACATCTGTGCCATCACTAGCATAGATAACGCCACCTTTAGACATACCCTTCATAGCTTGTTGGTATTGACCCATCTTTGCGGCAATAGCAGGACTAGAATTAGCAAACTGAAGCATGGCTTTACGAGTTTTTGGGCCTTCGTAATTCATGAACTTGCTTGCCATAGTATACATGGCATCTAATTCTATATCTCTTGTTGTTTTATTTTGTTCCATGCTTATTTCCTATTACCAATTTCCTCGATGCTTCCCGATAAAATAAATTATTGCACCAAATAAAACAAATCCTGTTAATACTATAAGTATTCCGACAGTCCAATTTATTAAATTATCTATCTTCTCTTGCCTACGATATACAGCTTCTTTTTGCATTCTGCGTTGCTCTGCTTCGATTTGAACAATGCTTTCCCAAGCAGATGGCCCATAGTATAGCGAGATGTATGATCTTAACTCTTCTCGCATCTCTTTGGCTTTTTGTTGTGCAGCCCAAATTTCTACAGCTGAAGTATCAAATTTAGGATTAATTTTTTTCCACAGAGGTGGGTCTTTAGCTTTTTTACCTAAGTAGTCTAAGTCAGATACAGCTTTACCAAAAGCTGAAATATCTTTACCTAGTTCGCTGATTTCCCTACCAGCACTAACGGCTTTTTTAATTCCACTAAAAGCGGTAGTAGCTAATGCAATAGCTGTAGCTGGATCTATCATTATTAAATACCATCTTTGTCCATCATCATATTATTATGGTCACGATTAACGTACTTTAGTTCATTCTCTAATATTGCCAATCGTTGTTTTAGTTCATTGATAGAGTTTATTGAATTAGCTAGGGCAGCTATTTCTTCCCATATTTCATCACTGTCATCCCAGACATCTATCAAGTCCAAGGTGTTGTCTTGAACATCACGTCTAAGATTTACATTGTCTTCTATAGCCATGCGGCTACCCAGTTGACTAACTGTTTCTTCTAATGAGGTTATTGTAGCAGCTTGTTGGGAAACCCACCAAACTCCACCTGCAAGTTGGACAGCCATTGCAGCTACTAATGCTATTGGGAGTTTGATGTTTTCCATGTTAATTGTTCTCTGCTACTCTGTTCTGGCGAACTAAAAAGTCTTGCCACATTGGTTTAATCATCTTATAGTTTTCGTCAACTTTATACGAAACTACTGCCATGTTAGCATTCATCTGATAAAGCTGAAGTGCTCCCCAACTTAAGATGCCAATTGCGACAACACCAATTAGTTGCTCAAACTTCATTTATGCCGCCTCTTCTTTTGTTTCTGCAGGTTGCTCTAAAGACTGTGTAAGCATCTTCATAAATGCATCACGGCCTACAGTTAACTGATCAAGGTTAAATCGTACTGATCCAATCTTACGTTCTAGGTCAGCTAGATGATTGACCATTACTTTTTGTTGATCAGTAAGTTGATCTTCAGTGTATTCTTTGTCGTTGATGACAATGGTTTTTGGTTGTTTCTCTGCCATTGTTTTTCTCCTTTATTATTATTTACTGATTACCAAGGCATTCCAGATGCTTCGGCTGTTTTACGAGCAACTTGTGCTGTAACCTTTCCTTGACGATTAGCTTCAATACGAGCCTTTGCTTCGTCTGCTGTTTCGTCACCTTCAATTAGACTGTTATATACCCAACCCAAAACTGTTGCTTCAGTTAGGTCAGCGTATGCAATAAAGTCTGCCGCATCAGGATCAGGATCAAGGCGTAGTTTACCGCCCTCTACTGCCTGACATCCATGAGTATCGTCTTCTACACGACATTCCCAATAGACAGTATCAACTGCACCAGTATCGGTTGCACGTTTCATGTCTAATATTTTCCAAGTAGTTGTTTGTGCCATTGTTTGTTTCTCCTTTTATGGCTGGTGGGGGGTTATCCTGACATTAACATTGTAGCAATACAATTACCCCCAGATGCGTTTGCCATCGTTAAAGTATTGCTGCCGCTTTTTGAAAAAGTTATAAAGTTAGTACCTGAAATGTGTGACACCGCAGGGGTATGATTTCCATCGTGATAAAAGTTAATCAAATATAAAGCTGAAGCAGTTGCCGTTCCGTTTGAAGTGTTACGAGATGCAAGTACAAGCATACCCATACCTGTACTTCCAGCATTTACACTTATGCCTGTATCAGTAGCCGAACTACTAACGCCCATACTTCTTATGCCAAAACTACTAACTTGAAGAGGTGCACCTGTAAATTTCCCCAAGACGCCTGATGTACCAATCAAAACTCTGTCTTCGCCAGCATCGACTTTAAAAATATTGGCGTTATTGTTACTTTCAATGCGGAAATCAGCATCATCGCTATCCTCATTAAAGATAACACTATTACCAAGCACCAATATGTTGTTACCACCACGTCCAAGCAAAAGATTTCCGTTTTCGTTATCTATATATGCTTGTGCTCCTGAGTTAGAAGCATAAATGGACAAGTCACCTTGACCAGCGGTAGAGGATTGAATGCGTACTTCAGGAACGGTACAACCTGTAATGTGTAATACAGATTGACTACCACCAAAACCGCTTCCCCTTTGAGGAGAACTTGTACCAATACCAACTGCGCCTTGACCGCTGTCGAACCCTGCATCCACAAAGAATAGGTTGCTGTTAGCGTCACTTTCAATACGGAAGTTAGTATCTTCAGAATCTTGGTTAAACACTGCCTCAGATTGAGACAACTCTAAACGGCTAATGTTTGAACTGCCGTGCTTTCTGGCCTTTAAAACAAGTTTACCATCATAATTATTTGTTGTGCCGTTTACTTTTTCAGCTTCTATTCCTGCAAAAGATGTGTATGTACCGTCAGTTTTGTATTGCCCATTAAGAGTAATACCACCCCCAACACCTTGCGCCATAGCGGTTGTGTCAGTTACACCTAACCCACCTTGAGGAATACCTGCTGAAATAGATTTTCCACCCGATACCCCTAATTTTGCATTTTCGACATTAGAATTAGTACCAACATAAACTCTATCTTGAGATGCATCTACATAAAATAAGTTGTTGTCACCGTCACCCTCAATACGGAAGTCTATGTCATAACCGTCATCGTTAAAGTTTGTTTCTGTGTTGGTCAACATCAAGCGTTCACGACCAGCACCTGCAACTCTTGTTTGAATTACAAATTTTGCGTCCTCTGTGCCACTTGTAACATCAAGCATTTGAGTCCGTATTTTTGCATATTCTATGTTGCTATCGGCATCATTTTCACCAAAAAATGTAATTGCACCGATAAGATCATTATCTGCTGGGCTTCCAGAGTTTCTGTAAAGCTCTAAAACAGGGCCTACATTTGCGTCTGCGTCAGTACACACAAACTTAGCCAATGTACCGTCAGATGAGCTTTGAACGTTTAAAATTGGATGGGTAGACCCACTTACGTTAAAGACGCCACCAAGATCGGTAGACGTTCCAATATTTACATGATTGTTACCAGCATCAACGTATATCATATGTTGATTTCCGCTACTTTCAACACGAAAATCTAAATCATTACCACCTTCATTAAAGATAGTTTCAGTTGCATTAGTACGCATTCTTTCAACTTGCGAACCATTTTGAAAAGTGTTTATAGCAAAGAAACCATCTTCTGTTCCATCTGTAACATCTAGTATTTTACTATATAGTTTAGCGTAAGTAACTTTATTACCACCATCGTCTTGACCTGCAAAGTCAATTGCACCTATTAGATCATTGTCAGCAGGACTTGCAGAGTTTCTGTGTAATTCAAATACTGGACCTTCTGTAGCACCTGCATCTGTAGATGTTAGGTTAATTTCACTTGGTACAAAACCACCAGCAATATTAACTTTACCTGTACCATTAGGTGTAATATTAATGTCACCGTTAGTATCAGTAGAAGTAATGCTGTTACCGTTAATGTTAATGTTGTCTACATCAAGGTCTGTGTTGATTACAACTGTACCAGTACCATTTGGAGACAGGTTAATGTCACCATTAGTATCTGTGCTTGAAATAGTGTTTGTGATAATGTTTAGGTTGCCTACACTAATATCACCAGTTACGTCAACACCTTCGTCTGTGGTTGCAATTCTATTACCACCATTATATGTAAGTGTTACTGCCCCGTCATCATTTGCAGAAATCATATTTGCAGTTTGAGAAGAGTTTTGTAAACGAAAATCATCAGCGGCAATAACTAAATTACCAGTTCCAGCATCTTTTATTACACTATTTAAAGAATCGTGATAAATTTCTAAATCAGAACCAGTGCCTAAAATAATTTTAGCATTATCTACAAAAGTTAGTGCATCTGCACTATGATCCCAAGTCATAGTATAGTTAGCACCTTGAGTTACAATGTCACCATCAGACTTAATACGCATACGCTCTGTGGCTGCTGCTGATGTATTAGTTTTAAATACAAGAGCAGTAGAGTTGTCTGTAGAACTAAAGGTAGCTTCTGCTGCAGCTTCAATCTCAGCACCAACTAATATAGCATCTGTACCACCAGCTTCGTCTGGAGCATTAAAGCTGATCTTACCAACTGTATTGCCAGACTCAACTGTTGTATCGCCTGTTTGTAGTTTGAGAACAAAACCACTAGCAGCTTTAGCATCTAGTCCTGTATCAGCAACGTGGGTTACAGTCACGTCATTATCAGCACCAAATGTAAGAATAGCAGCATCACTCTGTAATCTAAAGTCATCAGTAACAATAACTTCAGGTGAGGTAATTTTAGCTGTTGTATCTGCTGCAATGTCTAACTGACCATCAGCACTAGAGTTAATAGAAAGTTGGGCATCACGGAATTGTAAAGCGTTGGTTGTGTCTACAAGAAGATTTCCACCAAGTCCATCAATGTAAGCAGTACCATCAAGATATAGGTCTTTAAACTTAAGTGCTGATGTACCCAAGTCAAGTCCAGCATTTGTGCTTGGTTTAACTTCTGAAGAGCTTGCTACAAACTCTTGGCTTGGGCCAAGAACTGTAATAGGCGCACCTTCAGCAGATGTACCATCGTGAGTGTGACCCGTAGACGAGTTAAATGCGGCTTCGATGGCATCATATTCACCGTCAAAGTCCGCAGCGTTAATAACGTTACCGTCAGCAATGTTATTTGCTGTATCGTTTCTAGTGTAACCTGTTCCCATGATTTTTACCTTCTTGTATTAGTGCTGTATTCCAACGTAATAGCGTCTAATGAAAATGGGGGATCTGTGCTATCTGATGTATACTGCAAAGATACGACAAAGCCCGTTCCTATGATTTGTGTTTCAAACAATGTTTTTAGTTTAGTACTATATACCGCTGTTGATCCAAATGTAGCTTGACCCATAAACGCAACAGTTCCTGTAGAGTTATTAAAGTCAATCTTTGTAGGTTGTACACTGTCCTTTTGGTCAAAGTCTAATTTTAAACTTACATCAAAGGACACACTACCTTGTGGGTCTGTGTACAAAAACATTTTGTAAAATGTCTTGCGTACCCTTGGATCATTAATTGGCATAAATGGTGTAGCAAAAGTAGTTTGTATGTTTGATCCATCAAAGCTGTTGCCTTCTTCCATCTGATAAATGTAACCATCATCATTTGCAAAGACAATTGTTTCTGCGTTTTGATAAAACCTACTGTCTGCTACGTATGCTCTTATACCTCTTAATTCTGCCCATGCCATACCTTCCCCACCTTGACCTGCAAACTGTGTGCCTAGTATACCTTGAGCGTTTTCTTGAGTAATATTGTTGTTGTAACCTAACAACCTATACTGTGATTTGTTACGAATAACTACACTTGTAAATGATGTATTAGCTGTAAGAAAGTCTGTAACCTGTTCCTGTATGGCTTTAGATACAACCCCTAAACCAAAGTCTCCTATTCTATCTGTAGCACTAAGAAGTCTTAGACCGTCTGGCCCAAGAAACATAATATCACCACCGACTTCTTGAATAGTGTCTTTGTCAACACAACCTATATCAATTGTAATTGGTTGTAGCTGAAAGTCAGAGATAGTATTACCAACAACTTGGAATATAGACGATTCTGTAAATACGATAAGTTGTTGTCTAAATACTACAAGACCTGTAATATTTGCTCCTACAGATATTGTACCAGACCCAGCAGCTGCTGTAAAGTCATTATCTGTAAAAGGTGCAGTAAAAGTTAATAAATTATCTTTACCAAAGAATAGTTGGTTTTTAAAGTTTGTTACAAACTCTGCTGCATTTACATCTGAGGGTGCATCATTAAGTGCTGTAAAGGTAGTTCCATCATATAGTGCAGGAACATTTGTACCATCTACTATAGCTATCTTTTCTGTACCAGTATAGTTATACCTAGAAAATCTAGTTTTACCAGCATTTTCTCTTGACGTACTTAAAAAAGTTAAGGCAGCATTATCTGCTGGAGAACTATCTAGTGCAGGGTCAATTGCTATTGTAGCTCCACCTGACGTAACTGTTGGTGTTGCTGTAACAGTATAGATTAAGTCTACACCTGCAATTTTAAACACATCACCTAACTGTGGCGTAGCATCTAGTCCATCTACAATTAAACTGCTACCAGTTTGAGATGCACCGTTTACTAATACTGTTCCGTAGTTTGGTACGTTAGCATGAGTATATCCAGTATTGGTAGCTTTAAATATACTTTCGTTTCTAGCTACTATTACGGTATCTAAGAAAACACCAAGACCTACTGTAAGATAATTACTGTTTGTGCTGCTAAACTCTACAGCATCACCGTTTGCAGGAGATGCAGTTAAACTATCTGTTAGCGTTAGTGTAGCTCTGTTGTCGTCATCATCAAACGTAACACCACCAGATGCAATAGTATATTCTGTTTTAAATTCTAGTGCTGTGTCATCTGTAAGTGTAAGTGCAACACCAGAAGAAGATGTACCAAGCGTAATATTAGGTGAGCTATACGCAGCTACCGTTGTACCTACTGGAATACCAGTACCAACTATCTCCATTCCAGCTTGAATAGTTCCTGATGTATTGTCGATTGGAACTGTAGTTGTTTTGTATGTAAACTGTAAGGCTGTATCGTCTGCTAAAGTTAATTCAGAAGAAACTGTTACATTATTACCTACGACAGCAGTTACCGTAACAACTCCAGAAATACCTGCACCTGTAACAGCTTGTCCTACTGCAATAGTACCTGAAGCAATGTTATCAACTAGTATTTGTTTACTTGATGTAATTGCACCGTTTACATCTGCGGTAGGTCCGTTGACAGTATTAATAGTTGTTGAGCCATTAATATCTGCTGTACCATGAACTAGTTTAAACTTATCTGCTGCTTCTGGTGTCTGCCGTATATTAGCTATAATTAAAGTTGTACCAGTTTGACTTGCACCATGTACAACAGGAGCACCATATGGTGGTACAATACTAGTGTTATATTTAGTGTAACCGTCTATTCGCCTGTAACCACCTTCAACAGATGGCTCAAAGTTTCTAAGTACTCTTGCAGAACCTGGCATGTCTATACCTTGCTGCAAAGGACTCATGTTAGTTACAAGTCCACCACCAAACTTAATGGGGTATGTCTGACGATTTGTAGGCATTTATTAAGAAACCTTGATAGTGTTGTAAGAAACGTTACCTCTGTTTACAACAGTAGATCTAGCGTAGTCGTAACGGTTAATATACAGGCTCCTCATCTGTTTAATTTCTTGTTCAAACTTTTGTTGCATAAGCATAGCTTCTTGCGTTTCACCCCTAAACATATAGGCAAAGTGCATAGCACCATTTACAATAACATGTCTAAATTGTTCTGGTACTGTAGGAACATCGGTATCGTTTACCAAGTCTACAGGCAATCTAAAGTATTCGTACACTACTTCATAAGCTTTATCTGCTGGAGCTACGATACCATAACCCTCATCTGGTGTTCTAAATACAAACTCAGGTAAAGCTCTTATTCCAGTAGAAGTGTTGTATTCATAATCAGAATATTTTTCTAAGTATTCTTCATAAGACAGTAGCCTTAGTTTTTTAGTCTCATTACCTAGTGTATCATTTCGCTTGATACGAAAACTGTCGAAGTCAATTACCTTACAGTCTGCTGGAGAAGCGTAACGAACAAGACCTGGGGTAAGTGTTTCAGTTTCCTCAACGTGATTAAAAGGCCACTCATATTCGTGTTGATTAATAAAACGTATTGCAGAATTAACTGCATCTTTAATCATCGAGTATTCACCTTTGGCAGTAAGAAAGTTTGCATTACTTCCTGTACCACCAGTTAACTCAACTTCATTAAGTCTACGATTTATATCATTAACAATCCCAATATAATCATATGCCATATTAACGTTCTTTCATTCGTAGCTTAATTGTACGTTCTGCTGTGCTTCCTGTATCATCTGTCATCTGACAAGAAAACGTATACTCTACATTGTTTTGACCACCAGCAATATTAATTGTAGCAACAGTGTTTGTATTTGTTTGAGATACGTTTTGAACACTGTCGGTAGTTGCATTACTAGAAGCGGTAGTTAATGTTTGACCAGCTTGCAGTTCTGTTTTTGTATTATATAAGTTAGATTGTACGAACCATTTAACGCTGTCTATTACAGCGCTTTCAAGAAATCGTGACCAGTCTACACTGTAATCTAACGTTTCATCTGGGTCTTTACTTGGCCAACGAAAACTCATGTTTAATCCTCATTTGCGTATACAGTTCTATCCGCCGATGTTGTTTTTCTTAGTACATATACTATTCTGTTTTGTGAACGAACTAACACTGTTCTTTCTGCTGATGTTGTAGGCATTATGCTACCCTCGGCAATATAACTGTTCGTCTACGACTGTATCTTGTTTTTACTGCTTCAAAATTAAACTGTACTGCAATTACATTTGAGTTTGCAAAACCTATTGATCCTGTTGCAGATGTAGACAGTAGGTTTTCTTTAGTATTAACTTTTACAGTGTTTACTAGGGCTGTACCACTTACACTTGTAACAGCGTTTGCACCTAGTTCTTCTTTTACATTTGGACTTATAGTTCCAATAGAACCAGTAAGACCAAAACTTGGAAGTATCTCAGTAAAACTAAATACAGGTTGAACTGTTGTAACAGCACCTGTAGCAGATACACCAGTTACTTTTTCAGTAATGTCTATTTCAAAACCGTCTACTGAAACAGACTCTACTGCAGTTGTACCAGCTACCCCTGTTAGTCCAACAGTGTTGCTGATAGCTAGTGTACCAATACTTCCTGTTGCAGATACACTTGCAAGACTGTGAGAAGTGCTAAATGTAAGTGTGCCTATAGCACCTGTTGCTGATACACCTGATATATCTTCTTGTATATTAGGAGATATAGTTCCAATAGAACCAGTAGCAGATACGCTACCTAATCTTTCAGATATATCAATTTCAAAGCCACCAGCAGCTACTGGTTCAATCGCCCCTGTTCCTGCTACTCCTGTTAAAGCAAAGGAAACATTGCGAGTACCAAATACAGAACCACTATATACACCTGTTCCGTATAATGCTGAAGACTTAATAACAGCCATAGCTTACCTCTTAGGCAATACGTATTACTGCGTTAGATGCATCTGCTGTTGGAAATTCAATAGTTAAGTCACCTGCTGTAGCACTAACTGTGCCACCAAAATCAATTACACAAATAGCTTTGTTTGATTGTGAAGAGTTATAAATAATACAACCATCTGCTGATGTAGTTACGTTTGAAAATACTTCGTCAGTAAAGTCAACAATGGCAGTAGTACCGTCTGCAGAAATAGCTGCACCGTCTAGCTCTTGTCCACCTGCTGAATATCCTGTTCCAGATGCTTCATCAGAGTTACCTGTTACATCTGAATAGTTAGTTGTTGCTGCACCATACGTACCTGATGGTGAGTCTTTAATAAGTGCTAGTTTAATAGTGTCGGTATCCAAATCATGAGTACCGCCAAGAAGCTCTTGTTTAAAACTTGTGCACATTGCTGTTGTAATAGCCATGTTTGGATTTCCTCTTTAAAAGTCTACACAGTATTCCATTCTAGTTGTTTCTAGAACTGTGTCTTTATCTTGCCAAGTTGGAACATAAACACATTCTATTTGTGTATATCCATTTTCTTTAGCGTAGTTAAATCTATTATTTCCTATAGCACAACGATACTTTAAATTTGTGTCTACAAGTTTGTTAGGGTCTTGTCTGTGTGGTTGCTCTTGGCAATAAACTAAAAAAGTTTCTTGTGTCCAAACTATAGGAGGCCAAAGCATTCCATTGTCATCTAGTGATTTCTTTATAGCAGCTAAAAAGTTTCTATCTAATAAAGCAGCTTCATCCATTTGTGAATATACTTCACTTATGTTGAATACCCTAACGTCCCAATTAGATAATTTATTTTTAGCCTTGAGTATCATTTAGATGTGCTAAAGGGGCCACTCAAAAAGCAGCCCCTAAAGTTTATTTATACTTGGTCACGTGCAACTTCGTTTGCAGTACCATCGTTACCCATGTCTGTACAATCCATTAGGACAGCCCAGATACGGAATTTACCTGTAGTAACAGCACCACCAGACAATGAAGCAATTGTCATGTCGATGTTGTCATCAGCTACAGCCATTACTGGCTGATATGCTGCAGGGTTTTGTGCAACTACTGCTGCTGCAGATGTACCGTCAAAACCATCAACGAATACGTCAGCGTCTACACCAGTTCCAAGGTCTACAGTAAATGTAGAACCATCAGATGCTGTGTCAACCTCAATACCTGCATTCAAGATCAAGTGACCTTTAGGTACTGCGATTACAGGAACAACGTCTGCTGCTGCAAGAGCTGATCCTTTATCTGACAAAGCAGTTGCTAGGTTCAATACAGTTTGAACCATGTAAGGGTTACGTCCACGTTGTGAGTTACCACGTGCCGCTTGGAGTGTGTTATCACCTAATGCCATAATTCAATCCCCCCTTACGCTGCGTTATACTTGGCAGTAACGATGCCTTCTGGACGAAGGATCTTACGACCGTATAGGTGCATACCACGAACGATGTCAGCAAAGCTGTCTGGATCACGGTAAGTTTCAGTCTTATTGATTTGCTCCGCAGTTGCGACAGCAGAATCATGACCTGCAACAATAGCACCATAGTTAGAGTTTTGGTTTGCAGTACCAGTTGTACCTGGTCCTGTACCAACTGACGGTAGGTTGCTTGAAGTGTATACACGGAAGCCGTGGAAGTTGTTCAAGACAAGACCGTTACGTAGTCCACCTGATTCACCGAAGTCTGCGTTGAATAGACGTGAGTCTTCATCACGTAGAATCTCCATGAATACTGGGTCAACTACAAGCCACCGTCCGTCTTTATCAACTTGTTGTTGATCAAGCAGACGAGCCATACGAGCTACAACCATTGCTGGTGAAGCTGTGGCTGTTGGCAGAGCTGTTGCACCTGGCAAACGAGCTGCTACTGGAATCGAGTGATCACCAGCAGAAGTTGTTGTAATGTTGCCGAAGTCACCTTTGTTCAACTTCATGCTTGAAAGCAATTCGTCTGAACCTGCGGTTGAAACAGCTTTTGTACCGTTTACTTGGTCGTTTACAGTGTCAGCTGCAGAATGTAGTGCAGACTGTTTGTATCCTGACAAGTAACCTAATACTTCTTGGTCGTACTGATCCGCTAGGCGATATGCTGCACGGTTAGTAGCCAAGTCCATGAAGTTCACATGTGAGTGAGCTTCTTCAATGTCGTCGATTTTAAACGCAAAGTAGTTTGCTTTATCTACGACAAGAGAGAAATCTTCATCATCAAGATCTTGTGCAGTGATTTGTGTACCACGTGCATAAGAGCTAACTGAGATTTCAGGTTCTTTGATAATTTTAACGGTATCACCTTGAGCAGCGATCTCGCCAAAATAATCTGAGTTGGTGATGTCACCTGCAACCGTAGACTTACGGAATGCAAGCTGCACCTTTTTGGAATAGATTACGGATGAAAAGTTACCGTTTGGTAAGTTGCCGTAACCCCCTGCTGTTGTAAAAGCCATGATTAAATCCTCCATGATATTTGGCTTCGGGTTACAAAGCTAAACACCGACAAGAGGCTGTTCGTTTTCTAGGGTGCGTATTGTATCTAGTTGGCCTACCAGATATTCAACGGGCCTATACTTAAACAGGTCGTTCTTATTAGTTTTAGACTTTTGGAAATTGAGTTGAGACAAAAGGTAGTCATTAAGAGGCTTTTGTCTCTATGCTCATAGTTATACTGCTGATTTCTTTATTGTCAACAGTTTATCTGGCTTTGCCAGAAACATCGTATATAAATTTGCCAGAACGAATAGCTTTATTAATTTCATCTGCTCGTTCTTCAAATTCTTTATCAGACATTCTTGAAACCTCTGATTCACGAATTGCGTCATTAGCATCATTTACGTCCACTTGCGTTTTGCTACGCTTAGTTACAGGACTAGCTGCTGCTTTTGTTTTTTCTTTCTTTGCTGCAGAAGTTAAACCTTTGTCTGACTTATACAAATCAATAACTCGTATTACAGACTTAGGATCATCTGAGTTTTCGTACAGTGCATCCTGTACCCACTTAGGCTGTTCATCAGCCCAATCATGAAACTCATCTGATGCACGTAACGTATCAAAGTCTTTGTGTGACTTACGAATTACGTTTTCTGCTTTTACACGAGTGGCTTCTGCATGGGCATCATCCAGTTCTTTAAGCCGACCTTCAGCTTTAGAAAACATTTCTTGTGCTTTCTTTGCAGCAATTGTTTCCACAATACCAGCTACATCAGGATACTTTTTAGCCCACTGTTCAATATCTTCACTAGACTTTGGTGGAACAATGTTCTCGCCCTTCATACGCTCTTCCAACGCAGATAGACGTTCTTTCCACTCTTTTTCTTTTTCGTTCATATGGCGACGAAGATCACCATAACGTTTCTTAAACGACTTTTCTTCACGGCTCAGGTTTGAGTCGTCTTCCGATGCTTCGGGTTCCGCTTTGGCTTCTTCTTGTTCGGTATCACTTGCATCCGATACTTCGGCTGTCTCAGATCCTTCGCCATCGGATTCTTCTTCCTCGACCTTTTCACCACGAGCCTCTGCTTCTAGTTTAGCAATCTCTGCTTCTTCTTCCTCAAGACGTTTACGTTTACGTTCATAGTTATAACCACGGTCAACAAAACCCGCAGTCTTAGTTGGTTCAACTTCTGCTAGTTCAGGCATTTATTTCTCCTTATGTTGGGGCCAGCTGCGCTGGGTAGCCTTATTGCCTATCTTGATCCTAAGCCACCACGCTTGGGATTAATCTTTGTTGGTTGTCCTACCGTAATTGCTTTACCTAATTCTGGTCCAACAAGTTTTGTTAGAACATTTCCTACTGGTGTACCTATCATACGTCTTACAGTTTCTTTCTCTTCTTCAGAAAGATCACCATGACGTTTTGCTATAGTGTTCTTATATTCGTCTAGTTCCATAGTTTACCCTCTAATACTAACAGCTCTTTTCCAGCAAACGTAGGATAGTCTACTATTTTGTAACGTTTAAACTGTGAACCAAAAAGCCCTATGATAAGGTTTTTGTGAGGGGATATACAATGGTATTTATCACCTGTACTTGGTTCTACATAAGACCATTGCAACGCATCGAAGCTAAACTGACCACCCATAGGTTCTGGTGTACTCATAGGTATCTTATCAAACAACTTCCAGTTATTGTGGTAAGACAGTATTATAGATCCATGCTTTGCAGTGAGGTCTATCATTTTCTGAAAAAAGTCTAGTACCTTTTCCAAAGATGGTTGGTGTGAATAACCAAACCAAAAGTTTGTTACTAAGTCAAATTTCTTTTTGGTTCTCCAACTTAGTATGTTTGCAACAGAATAATCTACATCATACTCTGTATCTTCTTTATGTTGATCCATCATCAACTTAGATTTATCAACACCTAACCTTTTAAAGTTACCAGAAGCTTTTCGCAAATGATAACCAGTACCACAGGCAACATCGCACCAAGATTCGTGGTCGTAGTAATCCATCACCTTTTCTATAACTGTTATTTCAAAATTAACATCAGCTTTTTGATTTGGGTGATGGATGTATCTTTCTTCGTATATTTCTACTAGGTTAGGGTTGTCATATGGTTCTTTAGACAACTTCTCCATTTTCCCTTATAAACTTGGTGTCACCACCTACTACGTCAAAAACTTTCATCCAGAAGTTCTTTAACGGAGAGTATATCACACCATGTTTGTTTTGTCCATAGTAATATTTACCATAAGACACAAGAGGATCTGCAAAAGTTTTTGTGATAATCCACTTAAATGTTTTTGACTTACGCATTAGTGGTACAAGTACTTCAGCCATACGATAGTATCCACGACGATTGCGATCAGTCATATATTCATCACGGTATCTACGTACTACTTCATCCATAGTACCGTTACCATAGCGAGCTTCTAGCATGATGAAGCAGCATCCACCGCCTCCACCACCAGAGGAGCCTCCACCAGAGGAACCACCGCCTCCTCCTCCTCCGCCACCGCCAGAGGAACCACCACCTTCATTAGAACGAGCACTGTCACGTTCTGATACAAGATCGTTTAGTTCTGATGTCCATGCACCACCAGAGTCTTGAAGTGCTTGGTTAATGTCTGCTTGAATTTGTGACTCTGTTCTACCAGAAGATGCAGTGTTAGTAGTTGTACTTGAAGATCCGCCACCAGAACTTCCACCACCTGAGCTGCCGCCTCCTGATGTACCTGATTCAAATTCATCCCAGAAGTCATCATCAGATAAGTCAGATTGAATTAGTGCTGTTTCTGCAGCCTGACTTCCACCATAAGCTTGAGTGCCTGTAGCTACTGTTGGTATGCTGTAATCATCATCGTCATCTCTACTTGAACCTGAATAAACAGGTGTATCTACAGAATCGCCTGGGTCTTCGTAGGTATATGTTGTAGTTTCTTCTGGTGAAGTTAGGTCAACTGTTTCCGTAATTGTTGGGTCGTCTGTACCCGTACCACCAAGAGGTTGCTCAAAGATAGCTTGAGTAGCTGCTAAGTCATCTTGAATATCTTTAGCAAGATTAGGATCAGCAGAAGCTTCGCTTGATGTGGGAACATTTTGAGTTGGATCAACGGTAGTAGGCCCACCTTCGTCAACCTGTGCAACATTAGTGTCTTCAATAACACCTGTAGTAGGGCCATCTGGTCTGCTTGGTGGACGTATTGTATCTTCACCTGGTTTAAATACTTTTACTCCATCATCTGTAACTTCAAGTAATTCACCCCCTAAAGTAGTTCCTACGTCATTTTCGTAATCATATACAATAACCCCTGTTTCAGGAGCAGTTGTTTGTTCTCCTGTTATAGAATCAGTGTATGTTTCTCCAGGTCGAATATATGTCGCAGTAGTACCACTATCTTCATCAGATGCTACTTCTTCTATTTGTTTATAAAAATCTTCATCTGATTTAAAGATTGGATTACCGTTTACGTCTTTAGAGTCTCTACCCAAAGACCAGTCTACTTGAGTAGAATTAATTTGTTTTGCTAACTGATCACCATTAATAAATTCTTTTGGTAAAAGATCTAGGTTATTTGTCTTAACATAGTTATTCCAAAGTGATCGTAATCTTTCTACTTCAGCAAATTCTTCTGGGGTTTGTGCATTTGCTTCTAGTATAGCAATGTTTGCAGCTACTTGTGCTGCTGTAGTTGCTTGTTGAAGTTTACCAATAGCACCACCTGACAAAAGTTTTTCAATAAAGTTTCTGTTATCTGGATCTAGTGCAGCTTCAGTTCCTGCAACAATATCTTCAAAATTTTCTGTACCATCACCCTTATACCCAAAGTCGTCCATCCAAGCTGCACGTTGCTCATCAGTAACTTCAGGAACTTCTGGACCACCTTCTCCAGAACTTGGAAGAATGCTTTGATCAATACCACAACCTTCTGTAATAAGTTGATCATACATATCTTGGTCAGCAGGTAGTTGTAAAGTGTTTACACGACCATCAGGACAGTACAGTGTTACTGGTGTTTGATCTCCACCTGTATCTCCATTGCCATCACCTGTACCATCACCTGTTGGTTCTGGGTCTGGTGTTTCCCAACTAAATGCACCGCTATAACGTGTAGGAGTTGTAGCAAAAGATCTACTACCAAAACCACCGCCATCATAACCTTGACGTTGTTGATACATATTAGCTTGTTGTGCATAGGGATCAGCTGGCGGCATCTGTTGAGTCATCATTCCACCCATAGCTGCACCTACCATGCTTTGCATAGCTTGTGTTTCTTCTGGTGAAAATCCAGTTGCCTGTGGTCCACCTGGAGGTACAGGATCACCACCGATACGACCATTAGCAGCCATATCTTTTAAACCACCTTTACCTTGGTTACGCAGATCTTCAAAAAACTTTACGCCATAATAACGAACAATATCAGCAGGAACAACGTATTCACCATCAGACAATTGCGCTGGGATGTCGTCACGTACTTCGTTTGCGTTAGAGCCTACAGGAACCTTATTGCCCGATACAGGATCTACTTGTTGTCCATCTGTCTTAAGACCACCTTGTGGTGGCATCATATTGTTCCGCATGTTATTTACTCCCTGCGAATAGTTCGTTCATTTGTTTATCTATCACGCCACCTTTGGCTAACCTTAAATCAGGGTTGGTTATTTTCTTAGGATCAAATCCAGCTCTTATATCTCGTAACACTGCATTAGAACCTTTTGGTCTATCTGTTAACATAATATAACTTATGCTTTCTACATCCTCTACATCGTTGACATAAGGTATGTGGGTATAGCCTTGTTTAGCTAATTCACGTCTTATAAACTGGACAGCTTTTAACCTATCTTTTTGTTTAAACCTACCACCCTTTTCAACACCAGATATTTTTTCTGCCTGTCTATTTATAATTTTATCAAAGTCTGACTCTGCTAGATTATAAGCACCTGCAAGTTCATTTCTATCTATACCAACTAGGTTGGCTAATACTTTTGCTGTGGCTGGTTTATCTAACCTAGCCCTAAGCTCCATCGTAAAGCCACTTTGAGCTATGCCAGAACTTCTTTCTGCAGCTGCTCTTGCTGTACCTACATGAGTTCCTAACAAATCTTGAGCAGGTCCGCCATAAATATCACCTGATTTTAGTAAAGAACCTAATCTGTCAGCTTCTTTAAACTCAGTAAACTCTTCTGAAAAAGGTCTGGTCTTTCTGGACTGTGCTCTTGATGTATGATATACAACATCTTTAAATCCAAGATCAACTGCTCTGTCTATTCTTTCTTGTTCTTGTTTGGTTCTAGGTGGCATTGTCTTTTCGTTGACAAAATAACCAGAAGCTTTTCTAGAATATTTATCTCCGTCTATTGCCCTTGGAAGTTCTCTTTCTGTAATAGGATTGTTTCTATAACCAAGAGTTAATGCAGTATCTTGAACCAGTCTAATAGTTTGATCAGCATCTAAGTTTGAGCCTTTTGCTTCGTTTCTAATACTTTCTAAATACCTACTGTACTTGTCGTTTTGAGCTTGCTGACCTTCTTTAAATAAAGTTTTAGTAGTAAAATCTGGAGACGGAGGTAAGTTTTTAGCAAACTGTATAATTATTTCTGGGCCAAGTTCTTCAAGTATCTTGTTTGTATTTGATGCATTATCGTGTAAAAAACTTCCAGGCTTGTATAACTTAATATTTTTTTTGTTTAAATGATAAAGTTGTTCTAAATATTCATCGTCTTTTAAAACACCTGCAGAAACACCTGCCATTATTTCATCTATAGTAGGAAAACTATTTTTCTTTTTCATCTTTTCTAGTGCAGATATATCACTAGCCAAGCTGTCTATAGGATCATAATCATCTGATCCTGAAATGACAGGACTATACCCTTGTTCTTTTTTCTTTACTACTCTGGGTAAAGTCTTTGCAGATTGTACTGCAGTATCTACTGCATCATCTAATTGACTTAAACTCTTAGCACCAGCTGCACCAAGAAAAGCATCTGGCATAGAATAAATATCACGTTCAAATCTTCTTTGTGACGAATCACTTTTAGTTATAAGTTCACCTGCAGTGCCTATAACTGCTTTTGCCGCAGCATCTACAAGCTCTATTCCGCCAAGACCCATATCTTTAAAATAGTCTACAGCACGTACATAACCTTTGTACAACTCAGGAGAGTTAGCATCAACCTTTGTTACACCTGCATCTGCAAAACGGTCTTTAGCTGATTGCCAAGAGTCTGCTGCAAAACGTAATGGGTTCCAAGTATCTTTAGGTTTAGTAGGAGTAGTGTCGTTATCTGCAGAAGGTAACATTGACAAACCACCCTCATTAAAAACACCATGTTCACTAGGGTTCTTAAGGTAGTTCAGAAAACCTTTACCTTTTTCAATGTAAGGCTCTACTCTTCTTTTTATCGGTCCTTTGGGTTCTGGTTCCTCTTGCATAGGAAACTCTTCTGAAAAACCTTTCTTTGAAGCTTCTGCATCAAACATTGTACGAGAACGCCACTTTGCATACTCAACTGCTTTCTCTTGACTACTAAATACAGGAAGCTCTTCACCAGTAATAAAGTCAACAGGACCACCCTTACTAAGTTTGTTCCTAGCCTCTACTACCTTTTTAAATACTTCTTCATCAGATAATCTTTTACCTTGACCATCTATTGTAGGTAAAGTTGCCCAACCAGTACCCCAAGGAACTGTAGTTGTAACCTCAGAATAACTACCACCTTTTTTACCAGTAATCTCACCAGTGTGATCTATCCAGACAGGCCTACCCCTTACAGTACGTTTTTCTGTTCTAGATCTAGGTCGTGTCTTTGGTCTAGGACTCTGATCCATTTATTTTTTCTCGCAATTTTAAAAGGCTACGAAGAGCACGTATTTCACCTTGGAGTCGATAGACTTCATCAAGTTCTCTAGATTGTTCAAGAGCTACATGAGTAAAAGCAATCCTTGATGCTATCTCTTCTATATAAGGTGTGTAAAACTCTGGATTATTTACAAAAGGTTTTAATGTATTGTTCACGACTAGCTTCATTGCATTGTAGGTTCATCACCAGTATTGCCTGAGAAGCCCTGTTCTCCTGGCTGAGGTGCTGTTCCAGTTCCTATAGTACCACCCCCTGCGCCACTAGTATCCTGTACTTGTGCGCCAGCAGGAGCACCCTGTGCACCTTCTTGAGGTGGAGCACCCTCTGGACCAGGAACTCCTGGTTGTGGTTCAGGTGGATTTGCTGCTTGGAATTGTTTTAGTATTTCAGCTTGTATAGCTGCCTCTGACATATTGTTGCCAACCTTGTCTGGATCAAGATCCATAGACTTAGCGATTTCACGAACAATATAATCCATACGTGCAAATGGCGCAAGCGCTGGGTTAGATACGACCTGCATAAATTGCATCAAGCGTTGGCTACGTACTTCGTTAGCCATCAAGCTTTCTGTACCACGAGCTTTAACTTCAAGATCACCTTTGGTTTCTTTGTCATAGTTAAACTGCATGTTAAAGTTAAAAAAGGCTTTACCTAGTGGTGCTAGTAGATAGTCGTCAATGTTTTTAACTACGTTTCTAATAGAACCATTAGCAGCAGACATAAGCATAGAAATACCTGAAGCAGTCCGACCAACGCCGCTGACTCCAGTTTGCCCATGAGCGAACGAAGGAAAACCTGTGCTTTCATCTGCTAGTACTCTTGCCTTATCAAACATCTGCATGTTTTCGTTTGATACGTTGGGGAACTTAGTGCCAAAGATGGCTTGACCAGGTGCCCCTCCTTGTCTCCGAAACACTTTGCCTGGATACACGGAGAGGTCTTGCCCTGGGACGAGATTAGTCTCGTCTATCTCAATAAGCAAGTTGCCAGATAAGGCAGCGTTATCAACTGCCATACGCATAAAACCATTCATAAGTGTTTGGGTATCGTCCATGTTTTCTGCAATACCAACACCAAAGATACTGTAAGGATTCATTTCATAAGGTGCAGCAAAGTACGGTATATACGCTGGAGTAAATGGATTCATTACAAGACGTAATACTTGTCCATTACATACCCATGTATTTACACTAACTTGTTCAGAGTCTTCCAACTCTTCTGGTATTTCTACACCTTGATTCTTAATAATCTCTGTATCAACAAAACCCCAGAACTCTAGAACTTCAAAACGATCTGCATGGTCTTGTTCGGTGTTGTCTTCCATGACATGCTCCCACCACTCTTTGTTATAGCTTTCGCCAAGAGATAGTGCATTGTCAATCGCATTCTCACGGAAGTACGGACGGTTTTTCAAAGAACGTAGTTGTGAGCGTGACATCTTGTGTCGTTCAACTACATACTCTGCTTCTTCCATTGTAGCTGCATCTGGGTCTGGATAGAAGTTCCAGATAGATACAGATGATGTTTGTGGAATTGTTTTGAATACTGGTGAGTATTCCCCTTCGTCATTCCAATTAGGGTATTCTTTATCTATTGCAAACGGACCCTTCATGATACCTGTACCAAACAGGGCAGCTTCAAAAGCTGCAGCACGTAGGTGTTTCTTTGCGTGAGATTCTTCTAGTTGATCATGGATTTTCTTTTCCATTTTCTTGGCAGCTATTTCTGCAGGATAAATCTGTACAGAGGTTGGGCTACCATTGGTTCCAGGTTTTACATCGTCCATGATTGGAGCAAGTTTTGCTTTCATGGCACCAAGACGTTCTTGATACTCTTGATATGTTTCGCCTGGAAGTAGTTCTTCCATTGTGTCTGGTTGTTCAGCTACAGCTTTACGAATCTCTGGATTCGTTTCAAAGTTTACTACTTCTTCAATACCTTCAGGAAGTTTAGTAGGATCAATAGTAATTGGAAACTTATTACCACCAAACAACACATCAGCAATCTGTCCGTAAGCTGCTAATACTTTCGTCTTAGTAACTTTGACAAAAACTTGCGAACGTTCTGTAGAAGTAAATTGTACATCTGGTCCATAAATACCACGATAGTTACGGTAAGCCTGAATCCAACGTTCTTCATCAAGTTGCCTTGCTGTTTCAGCTTTGTTATACTTTTCTTTAACAAACTGAACAATCTCACCAGCTTGTGGATCATGATACAAATCCTTTTCAACATCCTCAATTGACGAAGATGTTTCATCATCCATGATCATTTCGTTTTCAAAGGTTTCATCTTCTTCCATGCTAGTTCCTTAATAACCAAACGTTGAGTCTGACATTTGAAATCCAGATCTTTGTGTACTGGCATCAAAGTCAAATATGCTGCTACGTGGTCGAGTCATTATACCATAACGTAAAGCATCATACAAGTGATCTTCTGCTTTTGTGTCTACATCTTCTGGATTATTTTTATCCAGAGGTATGGCTGGTAGTTGCGAAATAATATTATTGCAGTTGTTAAAAAATACTAGTCTGGGTTCTTCAGTAAACTCATCAATCTGCAATCTTCTATGTAGTTCGTTTTTACCAGATACACGAGAACCTTTAGATCTGTCAGAAGGTCTCCAACGACATCCCTTCATAATCATTTGTTCAGCCAATGACGGGCCAGTATCACCACGGTTGTGCCACAAACTAGAGTCGAGGACACCATACCGTATCTTTTCATCACCCTCTATTTCTAGTATCATGTCAGCTAAATCTGTAGCTGTAACCTTTGATACGTAAAGTTCTCTGTAGACAACCAACTGTTCTGCTGGAGTGACAGTAAACCATACAACACCAGTGTGAGAACCATAACCGTAGTCGCAAGCTCTAAACCTAACCCAGCTTTTTGGTATATCATAAGGCTCTACCACATGTACGTTACGGTTAAACTCAGGGAATGCTGCTCCCTCGTTAATATCCCAGTCACCTTCTAGTAACTGTCTTCGTTGGTGTTCTGGAAGCGAAAGCAAGTTTGCTTCATACATTCCATCATCAGCTAGATAAGGATTATCGAATAGGGTAGCAGGTATGAACCTACGTTTAAATAATGGCTCACCCTCTCTCGAATGTCCTTTCGGCCAAGAAATAATTTCACCGCTGTCTGTGTCTGTCGCCCAAAAAGCATTGTTTGGTGTCTCTGGATCTATAAAGGTTTTCTTTACCCACTGGTGGCCAGGACCACCTGGGTTACTTGTTGCCCTCATATACAAGGGTAGCCCACTAGCTTTGGTTGTACGAAGACGTGACCTCATATAGTTCCAAGGATAGGGTGTAGGCCATTGCGTTAATTCGTCAAAACCAATCCAGTTAAATGCTTGTCCTTGATAGCGCATGACATCATCATCACGATCAAGGTAAGACATCCAGAGTGTAGCTCCACTAGGGGCTACCCAAGTTTTATCTCGTTCCATAAACTTGATACCAGGAATTGCTTTGGGATATAACTGTTTAGAAACAGAGATAAGTTCTCTAAGCTCTTCAGTGCTTCTACGTACAAGCAACATTCGAGCATTTGGATTGTTCAGGTATCTAACGGGATCGGCAATCATTGCGTATGACTTACCGCCACCTGCAGATCCTCCGTATAAGACCTCCTGTTCTGTTGATGCTAGGAAATCTGTCTGTGGACCAGGGTTAGGTTCAAAGATTATTTCTCTTTGTACCTGCTCTACTTCAACTGGCTCGTGCTTCGGGGTTGCTGGTGTCAACTCTACTTCTTGCACCGAGTCTTTGGGCTTCGAGCTTTTCCGCCTTTTCTGCTGCCTCTTTGTACCTTTCGGCATAGAAACGTTGGACTGAAGCTTCTTTCTTACGCTTGTGCTCAAGTTTAACTCTCTTATATAAACCTACGTGGGAAAGGTATCTACCAGAAGTTTCACTTAACCAAGCAGCTACTTCTCTATAGCTATACTGCTTTAAATGTTTTTTAGCCTGTTCAAAAAGCTCTAGCTCTTCTGGAATTGGTTGTAGTATATCACAATCATCGGGGTCTTGTCTATAACCAAATGGCACAAACCTTCCGATTCTTACTATCGGTTCCCACTCCCATTCACCATCTTCTTTTTGAGGTTTAGGTAATTTCCAAGTTTTAGTTTTCATCTGCTTTCGGAGGCAAAATAAACAAAGGACTGTCTGCTTTAACTTCGACTTTTTCTGTTTTTACAAAGCCAGCTCTATCAAGGAAGTCCTTAGCTGCTGCCATCTTCTCTTTATTGCCCAAGTCGGTAGGGGATCTCATTACTTGCATCATAGACCAAACAGCTTGAGGCCCACGAGTTGATATAAAATCACGAGTGCGTTCAGCTATCTCTTCTTTTAGAGGAGCCATAACAACAGTCGTAGACGTACCGTCAGCATACCCTGCCATCTTTAATGCAGCGACAGGGTTGCCTTCGGCTTCGTTAAACAATGCATCTAGAAATGCTTGTTGTTTTTCAGTGAGGTTTCTCGCCATAAATTCGTTCTTTTATTTGTGACCTGCCTATGCCAAGATCTTGTAACTCTCGATCAGACAGGTTCATTAAGATGTAATAGTCTGCTCGTCTTTGCTGAGACTCTTGGATAGCTTGTAGTATACGGTTGCAATATGCTTTAAACATTTTTCTACTCCTTGTGTGTTAGCCCTAACTAGGCAGGAGTAGTTATATACATTTAGTTATAACATACTATTGTTAATATTGCAACCCCGTTATGTCCTATTTGGATTATAGAACTCTTTTCCTGATAGTGCTACACCTAAAGTACCACCACCATTATATACTACAATCTTATCACCTGAATGCATATAGAACACATTGCTTCCTTGTAGTACATCGTAAACGTTATTACCAGCTATAGACTTAGCATTTACAATAGTATGATAAGTGGTATCTTCTGCATGATACCATTGTATATACACATTATCTGTAGATGCTGCACCGTTGGTAATATGAAGAAAGTCTATTTCTGCATCAAAATTTGCAGGACATGTGTATAAAACATCAGCACTAGCACCACCTGAAGTTGCGGTAATGCTGAGTGCTTTTGTTACTGTGTTATAGTTTCTTGCTACCAATTACTTTTCGCCTTTTTCTGTAACAAACTCGTACAGTTTTTCTGCCTGAGCTTTTACTTCATCTGGTGTATACATCTTTGGCACATAACGTTGCCAAGCTTCTAACGCCTGTTCTGCATTATCTTTATACTGTTCCATAACGCTGTAGGCTAGTTGCATTTGTGTATCATAACTTTTATCCATCATTTCTTTTGCCATAGATAAAATGTCAGTACGGATTTGATATGGATTACTCATGTGTGTGTCTCCTGTGTATTGTTACTTTTTATAAAGTTGTGTTTGGGAAAAGTCTTTAATTGCTTGCCCCATATTAAAGCCACCATTTTTTCTTTCATACTTGCTTTGATTGTTTTTAAACCAAGCATTAAATCTAGATGACTGACTTTTATTTTTAGGTGCTACTTTAGCTGGAGCTGCGTCGATGGCTTTTTTAACCATTCTGTTCAGCTCTGTAGTACTCATAGGTTTTTTGTTTGCTCTATCTACTTCTATCTTTTCGTCAAGTGTCATTACACCACGACGAGTTGGACCTTGAGCTTTGCCAGGTGTTTTCTTTGGGCGAGCTTTTGGTCTAGGTGAAGTAGCTGGTGCTTTCTTAAGATCTTCTGCATAAACAGCTGCCATTACTTTACCATCTTTATTGGTATAATAAAGTGACCCAGCTTTTTTAGCTGCAGCAATGCTTTTATATTTAC